GCACCAGGAAAAACCAATGTACCAGGTCTTAAATTCCTAGAACGCGCTTTCAACCAAACAAAATCAAATGCGGTAGATGTAATCGTCAGATCGGCTGAGGCTGGTGCTGAGGTATTAGCAAAAAGAGAGGGCTTGAAATGACCAAAGGCGTTACCGTTGACTTTAATGCGAACATTGCAAGGTTTACAGGTTCGGTTGATAAAGCTATTAATGACCTTAACCGCTTTCAAAGCAATGCATCACGCATTAGCGGCAATATCACAAAAACACTAGGCACACTAGGCGTTGGTCTATCCGTAGGCGCGTTTGCATCTTTTATCAAGGGCGCGATTGATGCTGCGGACAAACTCAATGACTTATCAAAATCTACAGGATTAGCAGTAGAAACACTGGCAGGGCTTGACCTTGCATCACGACAATCAGGCGGTGACTTAGACAGCGTTGCTGATTCCATCAATAAGCTATCAGTCAATATCGGAAAAAACAGCGAGAAATTTAGAGAGCTTGGCATCACCTCTAAAGACCCGCTTGAAGCATTCAAGCAATTAGCTGATATTTTCAATTCCATTGAAGACCCGCAACAACGTGCGGCACTTGCAGCCGAGGCATTAGGCAAGTCATGGGCTGGTGCTGCTCCATTGCTAGCAGAAGGCAGTAAAAACATAGGTGAGATGGTTAAAAAAGGCACTGAGCTGTCTGGCATGAATAAAGAGGCTGCTGAAAAGGCAGATGCATTCAATGACAAATTGGAAGAGCTTAATACTATTTCAGGACGTGTTGGTATTTCTATTGGTGTTAAGTTAATTCCTGGCGTTACTAAAATCATTTCCCTGTTTGATCAAGCAACAAGCAAAACAAATGATTATCAACGAGCACTTGCAAGATTAAATCTTACTGCAATTGCAGCGCCATCACCAGCGACAGGCATTAGAGGCGCATTTGAATTAGCCAATAGGCTAGTAAACGGGTCTGGCGAAGATGACCCTAGGCGCGTCAACACAGGAAAGATTACCAAGAATAATGATGCTAATGCACCAAGCGATGATTTAGATAAGAAGGTTTGCGAGTTTAGCGGCGGCGTATGGGATGGTAAAGCTTGTATCACAAAGAAAAATACACCATCAGCGACTAAAACCAAAAAAGACCAACTTACAGAATCAATCTCAAACTTAAAAGTTCAATCAGCAGAACTAGGTAAAACAGGCGTAGAGCTAGAATTATTCAGACTCAAGACTTTAGGCGCAAGCGAGGCGCAATTACGTCTTGCAGAATCAATGCTAGTGACGATTGATAACTTTAAAGACGCTAAAGAAGTGACAGACAGCGTTAAAAGCTCTCAGGACACATACAACGAAACCTTAGAGCAGTTAAACAGACTGCAAGAGGCTGGCGTTATCTCTACTGAAACCTATGAACGCGCATTGTCTAAAGCGGCGAACACATTTGCAGAAACAGACACAGCAACCAAAGCGGCGATTGACTCAGCAAAAAAACTCAATGAACTATTAGAGCAAACACCTACTGGACAGTTAGAAAAATCTCGTGAAGAAATGCTATTTCTCGGTGCGGCATTTGATGAAGGCAAGATCAGCGCAGAACAGTTTTTAGAGGCGGTCAATGTTGCATTAGGCAGATTGCCAGAACAGATTGAAACAGTTAAGTCTGAAATGGATGTGTTTGCAGAAACAGCAGCGCGAAACATTCAGAGCGCATTTGCAGACTTCCTGTTTGACCCGTTTAAAGATGGGTTGGATGGAATGTTGCAAGGCTTTGCTGACATGATGCAGCGCATGATTGCAGAAGCGATTGCTGCAAACTTGGTTAAAAGCATATTCGGTGCTGCTGGCGGCGGTGAAGGCTCTGGATTACTAGGTGGGTTATTCAGTGCTGATGGGTTGCTAGGCGGATTATTCGGCGGCGGTAAAGCTATCGGCGGTGATGTTTCACCATCTCAAATGTATATGGTAGGCGAGAAAGGGCCAGAGCTATTCGTACCTAGAACGGCTGGCTCTATCGTGCCTAATAACAAACTATCAGGCGGTGGCATGAGTGTTACTAACGTGTTTCATGTGAGCGGCCCTGCTGATATGCGTACACAGCAACAAATCGCTTCGGCGGCTTATTCAGGTGCGTTACGTGCAGCCAGAAGGAATGGATAATGGCATTCTTAAACGTAAGATTTCCAGATGATATTTCTTATGGCGCAGTAGGTGGCCCATCTTATTCAACCGATGTAGTTATAGTTAATTCAGGCTTTGAGCAAAGAAACCAGAATTGGGCTGATGCGCGTAGTTCTTTTGACGTATCTCATGCAGCTAGAACACGTACGCAGATTGAAACGCTGATTAAATTTTTCAGAGTTGCCAAAGGTCGCGCAAACACATTCAGATATAAAGACTGGATGGATTACACAGTAGCGACTACAGAAGGCTATCTGGACAATGCTATCGGTGATGGAACGCCAACTTACCAACTGTATAAATACTACGCTAATGCGGCTGGCTCAGAGCTTCGCAAGATTACACGCCCAGTTTCAGGTCAGGTAGCAATATTACGCAATGCAGGGGCGGTAACAATAGGTGCTGGTGCTGGAAATATCGCAATTGACTATGAAACAGGTGTGATTACCTTCGTTGCAGACAGTTCAAGTGCTGCCAGTGCCATTACTGTAGGCGCAACAACTCAAGTGACACTTGCTGCTGATTTAGGCTTAATTGCTGGCAAGAAACTTTACCTTGCAGGCTTTACAGGCGCAGACGCGGCTCTGGTCAATGGCATAGCGCACACCATCAATAGCGTAAGCGGTGCAGGGCCTTATGTCTTTACGTTGGCAACCGATACAGCTACTAAAACTATCACCTTAGGCTCTGGCACTGGCTACAAATATCCGCAAGCCTCAGACGCTATAACATGGTCTGGACAGTTTGATATTCCTGCACGATTTGATGTTGACCAATTGCGCGGTGAGCATATCGCTAATGAAGTGTTCGGCTGGAGTTCTATCCCTATTGTCGAGGTGCGCGAATGAGGACTATTAGCGCAGGATTAAACACGCATTTGCAAGGGTCAGTAACAACTCTCGCAACGTGCTGGAAAGCTACGCTTAAAAATTCAACTGTCTATGGCTTCACAGACCACACCGAAAATATTACTTACAACAGCGTAGTGTATCAAGCCAGCACAGGTTACACCCCGACAAATATTGCAACCACTGAAAACTTGAGTGTAGATAACCTAGAAGTCATGGGAATGCTGTCTGCTTCAAGTATTGCCGATGCTGATATAGAGGCTGGTCTTTGGGATTATGCAGAAATAGAGATATTTCAGGTCAACTATAAAGACATCACACAAGGTGCATTGTTGCAGCGTAAAGGATGGCTCGGCGAAGTAAGGACAGGCAAGACAGTATTCACGGCTGAATTGCGCGGTATGGCGCAAAAACTACAGCAGACCGTAGGCGAACTTTATTCCCCATCATGCAGGGCGACATTAGGCGATACACGATGCGGCAAAGACTTAACCGCATTTACTTTTACAGGCACAGTCGAAACAGTAACCAGTAATAGACAGTTTACCGATAGCGGCTTAGTACAGGCTGACGCTTATTTTGATTATGGGCTTATCACATGGACAGGGGGCTTAAATGTTGGCTTATCTATGGAAGTTAAAACTTATACTGTTGGTGCGGTTCTCTTACAGCTACAAATGCCGTATAGCGTACAGGTTGGGGATAGTTTCAGCATCGTAGCAGGGTGCGGTAAACGCATCATTGAGGATTGCAAAACCAAGTTTGACAACGTGATTAACTTTCGCGGTGAGCCTTATTTACCTGGCACTGACGCGCTGTACAAAGGGCCACAATAATGGCTAAGAAAATAACACGCGAACAGATTATTGCAGAGGCTAGAACTTGGCTTGATACGAAGTTTCACCATCAGGGTCGCGTTAAATCGGTTGGTGTTGATTGTGCTGGTGTGATTATTGGTACTGCTGACGCTTTGGGATTATTGACTGACTTTGAAGATAAGCCTTATGCGAAGTCACCAAGCTCAGATCAACTGCGTAACACATTAAAAAATTACATGATAGAAATTCCAGTGAATGAAGCAAAGTCTGGCGATGTGTTGTTATTTGCATTTGATCGTGAGCCTCAGCACGTAGCATTTTTAACAGGTATTGGAATACTTCACGCTTACGCACAAGTACGCAAATGTGTAGAGCACAGCTTCGATGCTGTGTGGCAATCAAGATTACGTGGCGCTTACAGATTTAAGGGGATTGTTTAATGGCTTCACTTGTTTTAGGCGTAGCAGGTGCAGCAGCATTAGGGCCAATGGGTTTGGCATGGGGTGGCGCTTTTGGACTGACTGGCGCACAAATTGGCTTCATGGCTGGCTCTATGCTTGGCTCAAGTCTTACCAAGTTGCCTGATATTCAAGGGCCACGCATGGGTGACTTGAAGGTGCAAGCCTCTACCTATGGCGCACCTATCCCGATTTACTACGGAACGGCTCGCGGTGCTGGTCAGGTGATATGGTCTAGCGACTTGATTGAAACAGAGCATGAAGAAGATGCTGGCGGTAAAGGTGGCCCAAGTCAATCAGTATCAACTTACACTTATTCCGTGAATTGTGCTGTTGCAGTGTGTGCTGGTGAAATATCAGGCATACGCAGAATATGGGCAAACGGCAATCTTATATTAGACCAGAGCGCATCTAATACAGGGCCAACAGGACAAAGCAACAATATTCGCGTTTATACAGGTAGCGAAACACAAGTTGCTGATTCATTACTTGAATCGTATCTAGGTGCTGGCAATGTTCCTGCACATCGCGGCCTTGCGTATGTCGTCTTTGAAAACCTACAGCTCGAGAAATATGGTAACAGAATACCTAACTTTTCATTTGAAGTAGTCGCCGATGGTGCTGTGGCAACTGTATCAAATACGCAGCTTTCAACATCAGGCTTGATTGTTGATTCAATGATGCACCCATACATTGATGGGTTAGTTTTATCTGTAGCGCCTGACAATGGTGATTCAGAGCCATTCGTGCTGCATATTACTGATGCTATCAGCAAGACAGACCGAGAGATAAATGTAGGAACGATTCCAGCCAGTAAAGGCGGCGGCAAGATTTGTCATGTGAAAGTCGTTGTAAATAAAATTGTATTGCTGGATGAAATATGGGTAAGTACAGACGCGATTGACTATGGGTATTCAAGCGATATTGCAACTGCATTTGATACTGCCACGCTTGCATTTTCCCGCATGATTACACCTGCTGCTGGCCCAAACATGAATAAAGCTGCTGGAAATATGATTTTTGACAAGAATTTTAACAAGGTTTTATTTGCAACTGATGGCAGCACAATAACAGCAGGATATAACGCACTAGACCCGCTGACATTGTTATGGGATGGTGTAGATAATACCGATATGCTGAATGACTGGTACACAGGTCACGGCATTGCTGGCGACAATTCTGTTGCTTTATCCAACTATGGCGGCTATGTGTGTATTTTTGTGGATGGGCAGTATGTGCATTCGCAAAATACAACTGTTAATGCGCCATATTTGGCCTATGACCCATTAAGAGAGCGTTATGCATGGTGGGATAGAAACGCATCTTCTAAATCTGTGTTTAGAGTAATAGATGATAGCGGCAGTTTTGAAATGACGGAGTACACACCAGACACTGGCTCTATCAGTTCATTCGGTGCGCTTAATTACTTCGCTATTGCTGATAAATATATGCTGTCTGACACCGACAATTTATATCTGTTAAATGCAGATACTTTTGAGGTTGAAGATACTTGGTCAATATTCCCATCAACAGGCTCGATTTATGAATCGCATGAAATACCCGGGATGCCAGAATATACAGTATCAAATGTAAGTTCTACCACTGGCATGGCGCTAGTACCGCTCACTGATAGATTATCAGCAAACACAGTTACGTTATCCAGCATTGTTACAGACATCTGTGAGCGCGTAGGGCTTGCGGCTGGTGATATTGATGTAACAGGCTTAACCGATGAAGTTGAAGGCTACACAATAGCGCAGCAGATGACAGCGAGGGCGGCGATTGATGGATTACAGGCCGCATTTTATTTCGATGCAGTGGAAAGCGACTAATGGCAGGCAAGATTAAATTTGTTAAGCGTGGTCAGTCATTAGCAGCAACTGTTGACGAAGATGATCTGGCAGCGCACGAATGGGGTAGTGATGTACCTAGTCCAGTGGATAAACTACGCGCACAGGATTTGGAGTTGCCGCATGAGGTGAATGTTTTATATATCAACTCAGGTGCGGACTATCAGCAGGGTACGCAGAAATCAGAAAGACAAACAGGCTCAGGCGTGAGCGTGATGACAATACCTTTACCTGTTGTCATGGATGATACCAAAGCTAAACAAGTGGCAGATGTAAACCACTATAACGCATGGGTAGGTCGTACCACTTACACATTACAGCTATCACGCAAGTGGTCGAAGTTAGAGCCTACTGATGTGATTGATGTTGTGTATAACGCCGTGACATTCAGAATGCGAATCACCAAAAAGGATGATGCAAAGCCTGGCATTATCAAGCTTGAATGCGTAGCCGAAGATAGCGCGATTTATACACAGTCTGGACTTGGTGCTGGCGGTTCTAACATACCTACGCAGACAGTCACAATACCAGTACAGACGCTTGGTATGCTGCTGGACATTCCAATGCTACGTGATAGCGACAATGATGCTGGCATTTACTTTGCCGCTTGCGGATATCGTTCTGGCTGGGGCGGCTGTGCGCTATTCAAAAGCAATGATGGCGGGGCAACCTACGGGCAAGTAACCAGCACTAACGATGAAGCTACTATCGGTGAGAGGTACTAGCGCCATGCCAGTGGCAGAACTTACATTTGATACTGTATATTCTGGCATCCCGGGTATTTCATGCGATTCATAAATCGAGCCTTTTGATGGGAATATTGACCAGGTATCTTCAACCTCAAAAGTATCTGCATTT